GTCTCTGTTATTCTCCTGTTTGAAGCATAATCTGGTACTATGTTTGTTACACCACTACCATCGATAATTGTTTTTGTTATTTCGCATAGGTTATTAATACATCTTTCAACAATCCATGTACATAAATGATCATGATAAGGTGGTGCGAATTTCGTCTTTAATAATTTACCAATGTTTGTATGTGATGAAAATGCAGACATGTATGCATATCTCATATCCATTAATAACTCACAAGCTTGTTGATTTGTTGTTGTTGCGATTAAAGATTTTATAGCAGACATTTCATTTATATAATCATCTTTGACATCTCTATTTTCATTGTAATCACACATCGTAGTTGATAACACTGAGTAAAAAGAATCCCTAATATGTGTAAATTTATATACAGGTAATCTAAACCATTTTGTAACTATTAACCAGTTATCGCCTTTTAACTTAATTTTCATGAAATCACCATACATAGTCGTATAATCATCTGGTTGACTTGTTATTATCATTGTAAAATATGGTTTGGAATTATTTTCATTATGATTATTATAACCACCACCAACTATTGTGAGCCAATTTGGAACACCACAGTTAAAAAAACTGAATTCATATGGATCCCTTGTTTGTTGAATATTATGCATTAATTGGGAAGAAACCAAGTGACAGAACCATAAATAATTAAACCATGTTTTGCCCTTACATTTATCAAGATCTTTTTTGTAATCATCAATCAATATATTTTTAAGTTTTGTAATATCAGGGTGATCAGGTATATTGTCAGATGAAGTGGTACAATAATTAACAATCTTAGTTAACATATCACAATGATAACTATCTGTTTCCTCTTTTAGTTTTTTTATAATAGTATCAATGGGGTTTTTTTTCAAGAATGGGGTTGTATAAAACGTTTTTTCTTTTTTAACTAAATGTTCACCGTTCTTGTAATAATTAATACCAGACTTACGTATAAAATTCTTTGAATATGAATCGATAAGATTATGTTTCATTTTAATTGACTTTTGGTGTTTAATATAATGCTCTGTTTTAACTTCCTCATTATCAATCAACCCTTTATCCCCTAGAAAATCCCAAAAGGAAAAATTAACTTTACCATCATCTTTCTTCTGTTTTTTGATCGAATCATACTTCTTTTCACATAAATCATGGTATTCCTTCTTTAATAACTTATCTTCTGATTCACTAAAAAGAAACCCTTTTTCAAAAATATTACGATAGACATTTTTATTCTTTGATTTATCCAAGCATTGTCTTAATGATTTTGTCATGTCTCGTAAAAAGAAAAGAAAATGTATATGACGATCGTCTGTAGGGTCCATTTTTTCAATAACATAATTTAAAAAATTATATATCATATATTGTTCACATGATTCACCATGTAATTGTTCTAGTTTCTCTATTTTTTCGAAAAAAGGATAAACAATATGATGTGATGGTTTATATTTTGGGGTTATTTTTTCGTTTTCTTCTTTAATATATATAGATGCATTAATATAATTTTCTGTATTATTTCTCATATCTGCGTATTGAGTGAATAGATTTTTGTCACTTATAACATTATTCTTTAATAAATTTATTAAATCCTGTTCCGAAACTTCAGGACTACCATATTTGAATTGCTGAGGATTATTTTTCAAAAAATCTTCTATTAATTCTTTAGGAATACATGTGTCTGTTCTAATTCCATAAGGTTCTTTTACTTTTAAAGCCTTGTTTCTATAATCATTATTAACCTTACTTCTACAATATTCCAGCTTTGACATAAATTCCTGGTGGCAATTCATTATATAATTATTTATTTCAAATTTATGATTAAATAAACCATTTTTCCGAAACCATTCAATGTGAACATCCAAATTTTTTAGATCAGGGAAAATTATCAATGGGTAAAATATTACATTCTTCGTTGGGTTAATA